GCTAACCATATTGCTATTGTAGCAAAAGGTCGTGCAGGTGCAAGCTGTCGTATCTCAGATGAAGCTCTTGATGTTCAAGATGCTGTAAGTCTTGTTGATGCACAAGCAGAAGTAGTTGCGTTGAAGGCTGAGCTAGTAGACGCACTGGATGCTGTAGTAGTACAGAAAGAAGTGGTCAAAGAACTAAAGCTAACTGCTGATGAAGCAGAAGTAGAATTAGCAACCATGTCTAAAAAGTTAGAAGATGCATTAATAGCTGCAAAGCAAGGTGTAGTAGAACGCTGTGAAGCAATCGAACAAGCTAGACTAATTGCAGATATGCGTGACTTGGGCGACAAGTCAGTGCAAGAAATTAGATTATTGGTTGTAGCAGATCAGTACCCTGAGAAAGACCTAAGTGTAAAGTCGGAAGCATTCATCGAAGCTATGTTCGAGATGTTGATTGACCAAGCCAAAGGTGAAACACCAATGAGTAAGTTAATGAAGACTCAGGCAACGCATGTAGTAGTAGATGCTAAGCCTGTAGACAAAGTAGCAGAAGCTCACAAAAACATGACTAAGCGCCAAGCTAGTCTATTTAATAAAGTAATTTAAAGGAAAAATTAATGCCTATTCAAGATTTCAATATTTACACTCAAAACGGTTACGCTGGTGACTTAGTAGATTCAGCTCCAAGAGTTATTCAAACTGGTGTACTAGTACCGAATGCAGCTGGTGTTGCAGATGCTGGCTTTGGTGTAGCTATGTTACGTCAATTAACTGGTACTCCTGTCGAACGCGGTGTAGAGTTAGGCGGTTCAGCTAACGTATATGCTATTGCACAACGTGAGTACAACCATGAAGCTAGTACTCGTCCAGCTAAAACAGGAACTGGTGCTTGGGCTTATCATGAAGGTGAGTCAGTATCACTTATTCGTGAAGGCTACTTGTATGTTCAACTTGGTGGTGCTGCTGGCATTGCTGCTGGTGATGTGTTGCATGTAGTAACTGCCACTGGTGAGTTTACTAAAGATGCCGTTGCTGCTGGAACTGTAGCATGTACTAACGTAGTAGCAGAAGAAGCTGCTATCGCTGGTGATGTATTCAAAGTACGTATTGATATTACAACTAGCTAATTGCTAAACTTATAGGCTAGGATGGCCTAGCCTATCTTTAATTACAAAATTATTAGGATTAATAAAAACATGTCAAAAATTATCAAAACCTTTGCAATCGACGAAGAAACTCGTACTTTACTAACTGATCAAGAATTAGTAAGCTTTACTATTACTGATGCAGTTGAAGACTTAATCAATCGTGGTGTGTTATTATCGGATGATGAAGGTGTATTCTTCCAACGCCAACTTGAATATATCCAAGCAGAAAGCTTTGACGTATTGTACCCTGACTTAATGGGTCGTTCAATCTTCCCACTTAATACGGAAGGCGGTGAAGGTATCAACATGATTACTTACCGTTCTTACGATAAGCGTGGCGAGACTGCAATCATTGCTGGCAAAGCAACTGATTTACCTCGTGGTGATATTAGCGGTGAAGAGTACTCAATCACTGTTAAGACCTTAGCTAATGCTTTCGGTTACTCTCGTCAAGAGTTAGCTGCTGCTAAAGTAACAGGTATGCCTTTGGAAGCTCGTAAGGCAGAAGCTACTCGTCGTTCTTACGAAGAGAAAGTAAATCAAATCATCTGGTTTGGTAGCCCTGAAAATAAGTTAAACGGCTTATTCGATGGTCCAGTAGGTGCTCCTTGCCTTACCATTAAGAAAACTGCTGTTGCTGCTGGTGCTGCTGGTGGTACTAATTCTACGTACTGGAGAAACAAAACTCCTACAGAAGTTATTCGTGACTTAACTGATGCTTGTTCTCAGATGTATGTAGATACTAAGAAGTTATTCCGTCCTGACACTATCTTAATGTCAGTAGAAGATAAGTTGTACTTAGAAAACACTGTTCGTAGTGATCAATCAGATATGTCAATCTTGTCTTGGTTCTTAGCTAACAACAAGTTCATCAAGTCTGCTGATCAGATCAAAGACATTAACGAATTAGAAAACATCTACCCAGCTACAGTTGGTGGTACTTTTGACTCTACTGGCAATCAAGTTGGTGGCTTCACAATTGTTGCTTCTGATGCTAAGAATGCACGTATTCGTGAACCTTTCCCGTACATGCACTTGCCTGTTCAGTACAAAGGCTTAGAGTTTGAAATCAACTGTTATGGCCGTTTCGCTGGTGTTGAAATGATTCGTCCAGATGCTTTCCAGCATTTCCTTAACATCTCTGGCTAATCTAGCTAGTACCCATGAGCCTACTTATGTGGGCTCCTTTACCTACCTTATTGGAATTAAAATGAAAATTAAAAGTAACTTAGTATGCAACGTAAGCCTTATCAATAGCGGTCATCGCATCACTGTACCTGCAAGCCCTTCTATCTTAGAGTTAGATGACTCTATATTTAAGAAGTTTGTACCACAACTAAATGAACTAGTTAAAGAAGAAGGTGCTAGTTGGGTTAAACAACCTGCTAAATCTGCCGAAGAAGTAGCTGCTAATAAGGCTGCCGCTTTACTTGCTGCTAAAGAATTAATCTCCAAGAGTGATAAGTAATGGCTGATGTAGCACAATTCAAAGCCAGATTCCCTGAGTTTGACAGTGCTACAGACTTAAGGGTACAACTGTTCTTAGATGATGCTGCCCTAATAATGACCAGTGCAGGTAAGTGGTTGACCTACTATGATGTAGCTCAACTGTACCATGCAGCTCACTTGCTAGTGGCAGCAGAGGCAACTGAGTCTGGTGATTTTAGTCCCATATCTCCTATAAAGGAACAGGAGGTAGATGATGTAACTATCAAAAGTGCAGTGTCAGATTCTAAGGCCAGTGAAAGCGATCTGTATAGTACATCTTACGGTAAGCGTTATGTATTCTACAGGAAGATATGCCTTACAGGTCCTAGAGGAGCATAGCAATGGCTAACCTAAACATGAGGAGGGCCTTCAATAGTAAGATGCTGACTAAGTTAGTACGCTTTAGTATTGAAGAAGGTTCCTTTGATGAACATAATAACTGGGTAAAAGGAGCTACTACACAAAGTAACATCTGGGCAGTTATGATTTCTGGTAACAAATTCTCCCAGTTTGAGATTGGGCAGGCTATACAATCGGAAGATGGTGGCATTAGAATTAGTGACTATAAGTCTATACACATAACCGACAGGTTTGACTTGGAGCTTGGAGATAAGCTAATGTATAAAGGAGATTACTTTAACGTACTCCAGAGGTCTGATGAAGCTGAGTACAACTATAGAGCCTTCCTAATAGAGAAATCAGAGGGATGGAAACCATGACACCTGATAGAGTAGATGTAATGGTTTTGCAGAGGATGGTGGATAATATGGTAGGAATACCTAAGTTCTCTTATCCTGCAAGACAGCATGATGCAAAGAAGCCAGAAGGTGAATTTGCTCACATAAGAGTTTTAGAAGAGTATCAAGAAGGCATACCAGCCCAAAAGATATTCTCTCAAGACGAAGAAACTACTACATACCGAACCTACAGCCTAGTAAAGATCAGAGCTAGGATAGGAGTAGTAGAAACTACAGGCATACCTTCAAGCAAGATTATGAATGGTTGGACTTCCGAAGCTATGAAAGCAATTATGATGGAGACAGGGTATGGCTTTGTTAGATGCACTCCCTTGTCATCAGAAGATGCTAAGCTAGAGAAGGAGTGGGAATACCGTAAAGGTTTCTCAGTAGAACTATATGTAACTCGTGTCTACGAGGAAGTAGTAGGTAACATTAACATAGTAAATATCACTGGTAAATTCATACATCAAAATATGGAAACACTGGTACTTAATATAAACATACCTTAAATAGGAAAATAAAAATGGCAATTGAAATCACAGAATTTGCTAACGTATCCATTTCAGTATCACCTTCTGGTGTAGCTGGTGGTGACTTCGGCATCCTAGGATTCCTAACAATGGAGGAAGGAGTTATTGGTTCGGCTGAACGTAGTCGTGCATATTCCAGCCTTGCAGGAGTACAATTAGATTGGGACGATGACAGTGAAGTAGTTAAAGCTGCTATATCTTTCTATGCTGCTACCCCTACTCCAACTGACTTCGTAGTATTCATGTGCTTCGAGGCAGAACAAAAAGCAACATTATCTGGTGGTGGTCATGACACTATCGCAGAGCTTATCAGTATTACCGATGGCAACTTTGCAATTACAGTTGATGGTACAACAACTTCTATTGCTGACCTTGACTTCTCTGGCGTAACTACTGAGGGTGGTTTTGATGCGATTGCTGTAGAACTAGGTTCAGCAATCAATTCAGGAAGTTCACCTACAGTAGAAGTGACGCATACTGGCCACGGTTTCCAAGTCAAGTCAGTAGTATCTGGTATTGCATCAACAATCTCTTTTGCTGATGGCTCAACTGGTATAGGTGATAGTGATGCTGCTAGTGCTCTTGGTCTAGGGCAGCATCAAGGTAAAATATCTGCTGGCCTTGCTGCTGAAACTCCAGTACAAGCACTAGGTAAGATTATTGCAACAGGTGTTGAGTTTACTGGCTTAGTTACTCACAAGAAGTACCGTGATGTATTGTCTGGTAGTACTGGCAATACTACGCTAGATATAGCTAGCTGGGCTGAGGGTGCTAAGAAGATTTTCTGCAACACCTCTAATGACTTAGGAGTTTTGGATAAAGAGGATAAATCTGACATCATCTCGTTATGTATGGGTAAGACTTTACGCTTTACACTAAGTACTTTCAGTAAAGATGCAGCACAGTACCCATCTGCTGCTGTGTTTGGTCGAGCTGCCTCTGTAAACTTCTCAGGGGTTTCAACTACGATTACTTTGAACTTGAAGCAAATCCCTACCATCACTGCCGAAGACCTAACTCCTGGTGAGTTCGCTAACTTACGTGCTAAGAACGGTTCTGCTGTTGTACGTATCGGTAAGACAGTCAATGCTTACTCAGATTCTCGTATGGGCAATGGTTCATGGTTTGATACTACTCACGGTTTGTTATGGTTAGAAAATCGTTGTGAAGTTGATATGTTTAACTTACTATACCAAACTCCAACTAAGCTACCTTACACACAGGCAGGTATTAACGTAACTGAGGCAACTCTGGAACGTAGCTTAAAAGCTGCTGTTAATAACGGCCTAGCAGGTTCAGGCTACTTAAAAGATGGTACCTACCTTCCTGATGGTTATGACATTACCGCAATACCAATTGCTGATGTGCCGTCAAGTGACAAAGACAACCGCTTATACGCAGGCTTATCATTTAGAATGGTTGGTGCTGGTGCTTTACATGATGTTGTCGTTAATGGCACATTCGCTTAATAATTAATAGGAATAATAAATGTATCAATATAGTTTTGCCAATGTTGACCTTATACTTCAAGTACCAGACTCAACTGGTACTTACACACCTGTATTCGTTACAGGTTTTGGCACAGGTGAGAACCTGATTAACATTGCACGTAGAGCACCTATCGCTACCACCCAGTTTGGTGCGTATGGTGATATGGTTGTATCAATGCAACGTATTAAGGCTGGTGACTTAACCTTCCCAGTTCTAATGAATGCTCCTGAGAACAAGATTTTGCAGGACTACTGCAACTACTTTCAAGATCAGGCAGATAAAGATGGGGTGTTAATCTACCCTATTCAGGCTAAGATGAAAGACAACATGGGTAAGGATGAGGCAACCCTAGACAATGGTGTAATTTTAGCAATCCCAGCTATCTCTCGTGGACAAACCATGAACACTGTTAATTGGGTTCTTACTTTTGAGAACATAGATATTCGTCGTAATATTGGCGATGACTCTTCAAACCTCGGCGCACAAGTATAACCAATAGCTCTACCTTAAATTAAAGGTAGGGCTTTTTTATTTGTTAATTAATTTCTAAGAGAGAACAACATGAAAGAATCATATAGTGGCACACTAAAAAGTGGCCAAGAAATATACATACCAAACTGGCCTGTAGCAGTAGCATTAGAAAACTTGTCTTTGGTAGGTAAACTACTAAGCTCAGAGAGCGTAATCCGTATCTCTGAGTTAAATGTAGCTGCTGCTGTTGTGGCAGTGATGGAGTGTGCAGACCCCAAACGAGCCTCAGCTATGATAAGACATTTTGTATGTCAAGTACGAATTGATAATAAGAAGATAGAATCTGGTACAATAGATGATATGTTTATGGGTGCCTTACACTTAGTAATAGAATTATTTGCTCATGTAATTCATAACCAGTATGCTGATTTTTTCAGCTTAGGTTTAGCAAAGGAACCCTCTCCAGAGCAGTAATCTCTGGTGAGCAAACTAGTATGCCTGTTGATTATAGCAAGATTTATCCTATGCTAAACGGGTACTTAGTAAAACCTTTGTTAGTAAATCCTCCGCTTTGTACCTTAAAAGAGTTACAAGACGGAACCTATACTATATACGATCTGGAAATGTTTCACCAAATCCTAGAAATTAAAAAGCACATGGTACCTCCTAGTTCTAATGGAGGCGACTAAGGAGTAAGATATGTGGGATGATTCAATACAAGACAATGAGCACGAGGACCCAATTAATAGTTGGGAAGAAAATGAGCAAGGAGAATCACTTGCTGGGCTAACGATACATGAGAGCTTAGCTGAAGCACTAGGAAGCTCAGAAGAGGATGCTGCGGCTGACGCATTCTTTAGAGAAATGGATTCTACCAAAACCCCTAACCAACAATTTAGGAGTGGTATTAGGTGGGGAGATACCCCAATCAGGCAAACACTAGATGGACTAAGGGGTGAGCATAAGGAAGACATACTAAACTACCTAGGAGGAAAAGCAAGTGATCGCACGATTGATAACTGGCTAGGAAGCTATGGAGAAAGAGGTACAGGACCACTTGATGAACAGTTAGCTTACAAAATCTCCCAAGGTGAGGCAGACCTAAACCATCCAACGCACCTAATGGGTGGTGCTACCATAGCTACCTTACAACTTGGTAGGATAGAAGGAGTAGACCCCAAGATAGCAGCCGGAATTAAGGCAGTATTAAACGAGCAACCTGTAGAGGGTATTGGTCGTATAGATGCAATGGCAGCTCGCGAGTCGTTCGCTGAGATGACAGGAATGGAGCCGTCACAGTTTGCTAACCTAATAAATATAGATGGGTTTAACGCGGCAGAAGTCCCACTACCTAGGTCGAATCAAGACCTTAGAACAGTTGTGTCTATGTTGCAGAATACTGCTGGTGAGTACATAGATAAAGGACCTGGAGGTAAATTAGAGAACCACCACCAAAACTTTACTAAGCAAGAGAAAGCTGATAAAGAGATGTATGATTCTATTGCAACTGTAAAGAGGTTGGCAAATAGGTACATACACCCAAACACTATTGGTACTAAGGTAGAGGGAGCTAGGCGTGAAGCCCTAGAGAGTTCAATAACTGGAAGGCTTAGGGATGGCAAGTGGGGATTCAATACTAGTAACATACTAGCCCTACCTAACGAGACTGGTGTGTTGGGAATAAAGCGTACTCAAGGTATCTGGAAAGGTGTGACAAATCAAGGTACTGCTGAGGACAGACTATCAGCCAGTAAGTACAACGACTTGTATGAGACATTCATGGATGGGCAGAAAACCAAGTTCATTAGGAATAAAAAAGGACATAAGGTATTCAAGAAAGGAGTAACAGAAGAACAGAGGAAAGCGGTATTGCGTGGAACTCCCTCACTGTACAACTCCATATATAACGTCCCACTAACTAAGGCAGAGAAGAAAAGTCTTAGTGCTAGTGAGATGGAAGGTATGGCAGAAGACAATAAGATGAAAATGAAGCTTGACATTAAAGCAGCCCACAAAGCTAGTGCTGTGTTTAAGAGTCAGCTTAGTACTGTAAGTCTAACAGGTGAACAAAGTGATACGGAAAACATTCGCAACCTAGCTGCCGAACAGGACAAAGATTGGGGTGCTGCTGTTGACTCAGAGACTAGAGTAACTAAGAAAGTACTTGTATCTGCGGAAGCTCATAACGCAAGAGAGAGGAAGGCATACCAAGAAAGGCTAGAGTTTGGGCCTACTAATGTTGGACCTAATATATACCAGTCTGGATTGATGCAAGAGACAGTGGATGTAGGAGGCTCAGAGAGAGGTGGGTTCTACGGAAACAGCATAATGTCAGAACAGCAAATCTTTGTAGAAAAAGCTCGTGAAGAAGAGGAAGAGAAGAAGATCGACACTAGTGGTGACATAAAGCAGGGTACAGATGCTTGGTTAAGACTACGTGAGGGTAAGATTACTGCCTCTGCTGCTGCTGGACTATTAGCAGTAGATGGTATTGAAGAGAGAGCACTAGCCCTAGCTGAGGAAAGGCTTGGGGAGAAGAAGAAGTTTGAGGGCAACTCCGACACTCGTGAGGGGAATGAAGGAGAAGCAAAAGCAGTTAAAGCTTTTATGGCAAAGCACGGGAGAGGCCTAACTTTCAAGGAAGCTTTCTTTGAAACTAATCCAAATCACGAAGGCTTTGGTGTGTCTCCGGATGGTAGGATGTATCATGGCACAAGCTCAGACGAGGAGAACTTTGTTGGACCTAGGCAAAGTGCTGGATTGTTGGAGGTTAAGTTCTTAGGTTCTGGTGGTATGGATGAAGCTATTAAGACATATACACCACAAGTGCAAATGCAGATGGCCATTGCTGGTGAGAAAGAAACACACTTCTACGCACTTGACAAACAGACTGACGAATACGTGTATAAGCTAATAGAAGCTGACCCAGCTATGCAAGCTGAATTACTAGCGGCTGGTGAGGCTGCACTGGATATGTCAGAAGACTTAGACTACAGAGGAGTACAAGCCTTGAGAAACAATATTACAAACAGAAAAGCAGAAAGAAAGATAGCGCGAGAAGAAGCAAGAATTAAGAAAGCTGCTGATAAGGTTAAGGCTAAGGCTGATAAGGCTAAGTCTAAGTCCAATGTAGATGCTAAGAACGGTGTGCATTCTAAAGCATTTAGTGAAGATACAGATGACAAAGAAGTCCCTATGACTCCTTTTGATGATTCAGATAGTGAAAGTGATCAGTTAGAAATGTTCTCTGTTAGTGGCGAACCAGAGCAAATGGACTTCTTCGGTAAGGACCTACCCTCAGAGGATGTAGTATCTGATACTGTAATAACAGAAAGGAAGAAACTAAATCACGCAACACGAGTAGATAGAGCTGATAGGACTAATAGGCTAAACGATATGAGTGATGCCCAGCTTAGAAGTCTCAAAGCAGATACACTACCTATCAGTGATATAGAAATTAAGAAGCCTGTAACTGGGGAAGATCAGGCAAGTGCCAAAAATGCTTTTAATAATACTAATGACAGGCCAGCCTTTGGAGATGCAGAGGATAATGATGCTAGCAAGAACATGTCAGACTACTACGCAAAAGCACAGAAAGACTCAGCAAAAGCTACTAAAGATGCGACGAAGAGTATGCAGGAATTTAGTAAGGAATTAAGAAGTGCGGCAGGTGTATTAGGAGAGCTAGGTGGTATTGTAGTAAGTGGTAACACAAGTGCTATGGATGAAATCAGGATGGCTGCCCAGACTGGCCAATCCGTAGAAGAGCTACGCGGTACACGTAGAGCACTTACAAAAGGTGGATTAAGTAAAGCTGGAGCGGAAGGTGTACTTACGTCTGCTGCAAGACAAGCTTTGACGTTAAACAATGAAAGAGATACGGAAAAAGAAGTTAGACGGCTTCACGAAGAGCAAAGCCTATCTAACAGGACAGCAGTCCTTACCATGAACTTACCATCAGCAGTAGAGTTTCAAGGGATGAAATCTAATCAGATTGCTCATTATTGGGCTACTCAGATGGTAGGTATGTCTCCAGAAGATAAAGCTTACGTAGCTAATACCTTAGCGAGGATGCCAGACTTAGCTGCATTTGATGGCGACCCAATGAGCCTACTTACGGAAAACCACTCAATTAATAAAGAGGGAGCCAGAGACGCTTACACTGGTATTAATTTGATTGATAACTTAATTCAGGATGGCAAAGAATCAGTAGGCTCAATGGGCTTTACAGCTGGTTTACTAGGAGCAGGTGGGGTTGCTATTGGTGGCATAGCTAATTCTCTCACTGGTGGGTTACTAGCACCTAAAATACCAGCAGCAGTTAGCAAAGCTGGGGCATTTTTAAGTAAAGCTAAGACTGTTGGACCAGCTACAGCTAATATGGTCAAGAATGCAACTAATGCAACTGTAAATGTAACTGCTAATGCTGCAAGTAAAACTGCTAATGCTGCTATGAAAAATTCTAATAAGGCGGTTACGGCTATTAAAGGATTAGGTGTAGGAGCTAAGGTTACACCTGTTGCATTGGCTACAAGCTTAGCTCCTATGGCTATTAGACACTATGGTGAAGTTGAAGATGATGGAGGCCTTGCAGATAGTGCATTAGATGTAATGGAGTTTGCTTCCTATGGAGCTTCTGGTGGTGCAGCTATCGGAGCAGCTATCGGAGCATTCGGTTTTGGTGTTGGGGCAGTTCCAGGTGCTATGATCGGTAGTGCTATTGGTGGTGTTGGCGGTGCTGCTGTTGGTGTTGCTAATGAAGCGTGGGAGTGGCTAACTGATGATGATGATGTTGTACCTAGCTCTGACATCGGTTATATGCCATCACAAACTTCACAGCAAGGTGCAAGTAACCCAATAGTGAACGTAGAAGTAACAAATGAGATCTCACCAGACTTAATTAAGACTACTACTAACGTAAATGGTGACTTGAATATAGATGAAGAAGCTACCTCTAGTGCAGGATATAAGTAATGGCTAAGATTAGTAAATTTGGGCAATATGTACTATTGAAAGTACATGAGATGGATGGCAAGGTACATGGCAAGACACTGTTTGAAACTGATAGCCTTAAGATAGATTTTGATATAAGAAGTATTAAAGGATGGGAAAGAGCTAAGATCACTTTAACTAACCTATCACCGAAAATTATAAATAAGATCAGCTATGCACAAGATGCCTATGTTACTGTGTATACATCTTTGCATGGGTCTCCTAAAGTGGCGGTCATAAATAGCTTGTACATAAGTAATTCACTTGAGGAGATAAATGTACCAGAAAGTATATTTACTATGTACTGCTACTCTAAACTTCGTAAGTTATACTTGGAGAAAAATATAGATGTTATAACCAGACAACCTAACTTAAAGAAGATTATTAAGCAATGTCTAACTGCTGCTAAGTTTGATGGTATATCAGAGTTCAAACACTTCCCAGATGATATAATATCTCATGCAAGCTATAGGAGAGTGTCCAGAGAACAAGGGACTCTAGGTAGTGTGCTAGAAAGACTTGGGGAGGAGTATGGATTTAATATATACACAGAAAGTAGTACGTTTGTATTTGTGTATAAGGCCAACTTTGCTAATGTAAAAAATACTGATTTCTACAATGCTGCTGGTACTGTTAAGTTATCTACAGATAATATGAGATCTAACCCAAAACTTGGGAAAGGTCAGATAAGTGTAGTATCGAACCTAGATACAAACATTAAACCTTCTGCTATTTTAGATATAACAAACCTACTTACAATAGGTGTAGATTCCCATCAATCTGTACTAGAGCAAGCAAAAGACTTTATAGCAGAAAAGATAGGAGGAAATAGTTTGTATCTAGTCTCTCAAGTACAACACAAAGGCTCTAATTGGGATAGTACTTGGATGACCCAGACAGTAGCATACCCCCCAACCCAAGGAATCACTATGGCTGTTGGTGGGAAATGGTGGACTCAAAGACAATAGCATATCCTCCAACCCAAGGAACCACTATGGCTACTTGGCAATGGTGGACTAACTAAGGAACAATAATGGCAAAACTAACCAAAGCTCAAATAACTTACAAAGTGGATACTGACAATAACCCTTTTATTAATAGTGCAGTGGAATCCGTACTGAGATTCCACTCAGTAGTAGCGGAAGATCACAGCATATCTACTGAGATAACTAAGTTTCCTGTACAGTCAGGTTTTAATATCAGTAATCATGCAATTAAGAAAAACAGGGCAGTGTCTATATCTGGAGTTATCTCTAACCACTTAGTAGTAGGTTCGGAAGAATTACATGAGTATGGTGGAAACAACTCTAAGATTATGTTTGCTACCCTTGAAGGGTTAGTACACCAAGCTACACCATGTGACGTTGTTACTAACTTTGGTGACTACTCTCCAGTAATATTTACTAAGTTTAAAACTAAGCTTGCCGCTGGTAAAACAGATATAATGGAGTTTATTATCTCAGGTGAGGAAGTGCAAGTTGCCGACAGTATTAATGGCCCTACTCCAGCCTTGATAGAATTTAAACCAATTAGTAAAACTAAAAGAAAAAGTGTAGTAGCTAAGCTTACTTCTGCTGGGTTAACTGTAACTGATGATGCAGAAATATCAGAAGCTACAGTTGACTTGAGAGAGGGTTTTCAATGGGAAACCACTGGCACAAATGGTAAGGCAGTAAGAATGACTTACTCTAATGTTGGTTATGACCCTACTACTGAGCAATACCTATATGAAGTTAGCACTAGTGACATAGATGTTGTGCAGGAAGAAGCAAGCTCTAGTATGAATTGGGCTGACTTAATACAGGGCAACATAGGTTTGGAAAAGGGAGCACTGACAGCATCAGCTTGTATCAAGGACGGGTTAATCGGACTTGGTACTGACATAGTGGAAGATACTATAGATACTGCATTAGGCAATCTAAAGAAGACTGTTTATGGTGCAGCTTATGGAATATTTGGAGTAAATGGTAATAAGGAATTTGGACAAGTACTGTTAGCATTGGGGGTGGATTGTATAATAGCTGGAGCTATAGGCTCAGTAAACCCTTCACTAAACCCTGATGATTTCAGTGACAATGACTTACCTACAATTGATGACATATTACTAGGTGCTGCAAAGAGAGGAGATATAGCAACAACTACTTTCCTAAGAGCATCTGCACCAACAACCCTAACTAAAATATCCAGCACAGACAGTGTTAACTTCCTAGAGGATTCACTATGATAATTGATAATCAGGAGATGTCGATAATACTACCTGCACGTATAGTTGAGTACTTCCCAGAAGATCAAACTGCTACTATACAAATCTCAGCTGAAAGTGTGTTCAGCAACTCCGACTTGGTATCACAAACAGCTATACGAAAACCGATTCAGGATGTACCTGTACATACTCCTTCGGGTGGTGGGTGGTCTATGACTATGCCTATAAAGGAAGGTGACACTTGCTTGATGGTATTTAGTCAGGTAGGCTACGACCACTGGCTATACAAAGATAAAGATGTAGCAGGTAAGCAAGCTAACCTACCAAGACCTTGGCTAAGACGCCAGTTTAGTATAAATGATGGATTTGCCTTTGTAGGTTTTAATACAATACCAAGAAGGATAACCGACTACACAACTGATGGAAGCCAGTGGCGTAACAGTAATGCTACTCAGAACATACACCTCAAGGATGATCTATCTATTGAGGTAAACAGCACAACTGTAGTTACTATAAATGCACCTTCGGTTATTGTCAACTGTGATACAAGTGAAGTTAACTGCGGCACAAGGGCAGATGTAACAGCACCAGATGTGAAAGTAGTAGCAGATAACAAGGTTGAAATTGCTACACCACTGGCAGAGTTCTCAACTAATGTAGTAGTAAAAGGTAAGCTAGATGTAGTAGGAGCTACTACTACTAGTATGCTAACATCAGATACATCTGTAAATAGCGTAACTGTTGTTGCTAGTGGGGCAATCTCGGGAGCTTCTATAGCAGTAGGTTCAATGACGTTGGGAGGTGCTTCATTTGGGCCACCAGCAGCAGGAGGAGAGACAGATGTAATAGAAATATCCGGCTCACTACGAGTTACTGGTACACCTGACGTTGCTGGAACCATTGAAGCAATTGGCGAAACCACACTAGGAGTACCATTAGTTGGTACGTACAATGGCGTGTTTGTTGAAGCTGTTGAAACTCACTTACATGTAAGCTCGGCAAGCGGATCTAACTCTGGGCCACCAATAGCACCACCACCACTATAACATAGGAGACTTAAATGTCTATACAAATAGCCCTAGACAAAAACAATGACATCATCAAACTAGATGGTGGAGGTATTGCTAGGGTATCTGATGGGCGCTACACAATCCAACTAGTAAAGAATAGACTACTCACTGTATTAGGTGAGTGGTTGCTTGACCCTACTATTGGTTGGTTGCAAAGTAGTGATCTAAAGAAGGACCCAGACTTGTTTGATTTAGAGTTTAGGGCAAGAAAAATTATACTAGGGACTGTTGGTGTACAAAAGATTGAGACCTTTAGTATGGAACTGAGTCAACGTACACTGACAGTGACTTTTACAGCTACAACAATTTATGGTGGTATAGATTTAACTGTACCTTGGAGTATATAATGGCAGGACTATCAATAGAGGGATTCACCCCTTTAACTGAGAAGGAGATTATAGATAGAATCCATACTAGGCTATTAGCATTTAGCCCTGATATGGATTTAAGTACTGAGTCTCCTGACGGACAACTAGTAGAGATATTCTCGTTTGAACTAGCACAGGCATGGAACGAACTAAGTCAGGTTTTCCATAGCTACAACCCAGACGTAGCTATAGGTGCTGGACTAAGAAACGTAGGAATGATAACAGGTTTACCTTATGGGGCAGCTACTCGCTCTCAGGCAAACGTAGAGCTAGACGGAGTAGCTGGTACCACAGTCAGTGCTGGCTCAGTAGTGGCTGATAGTAATGGCAATGAGTTCGCTACTACGTTTAGTGTTACTTTACCTGCAACTGTGCAAGTAATAGCTACAGTCTCCGGTGGTATTAATACTGACATAGGTACTATCAATACCATTGTAAGTGAGATTACAGGGTGGGATTCAATAAACCAACCTATTGCTGGAAGGGTTGGCGGAGCAGCCCAAACAGATATACAATATAGAAACCTAAGAAACAGGACTGTATTAAGGAATTCTATACCAATAGCCGAAGTATTAAAAGCTAGAATTGTAGAAAAATTAGGAATTACGCAAGTTCTAGTATCTAACAATGATAGTACCATAACATTGGGAGATGGCACACCTGCTAATCATATACAAGTTATGTTAGGAGAGTATGATACTAATGTAATAACTGACGAGGCTATAGCTAGGTTAATCCTTGAAACAAAAGGATTGGGTTGTCTTACGCATGGCACTGAGGAGGTCTTAGTAACCGACACGCAAGGGTTTACTCACCCAATAAAGTTCAGTAAAGCAGTAGCAATCAATGTATTTATAAAATTGGATGTCCTTTTCCTAGATGAAGACTATGCTGGAGCAGTAGAAGCTATCAGGTCTGACTTGCTTAACTACATAGAGAATTTAGATGCAGGAGAGGATGTAGTTTGGTCAAGATTGTTTGGTATCATAACTCCTTACGCTAAGGCCGATGTAAGATCATTAGAGTTATCAATAGATGGTGTAAGTTACACAACAGGCAGCAACGTAGAAATAAGCAGTGCTCTCTTTGCTTTCTCTGAGGCTGGTGATATAATGATAAATACGGTAAATCCATGAATACACTACTAAATGAAAGCCCTTTATTTTTGCCTCAGAAAACATATCCGGAACCAACGGTAAAGGATAAAGGTAATCAAATAATGGAAGGCCTACTACTATCCCAATATAGAGACAGTGCAAACCTTAAAGAATACTTCATGGCATTTATTTCAGAAATGGACTACTTATTTGAGCAGATAGAGGAAGCATACATAGGAAGGTTCCTTGAAAATGCTATTGGTGCTCAGTTGGATGTTATAGGTATTATACTACAACAAACAAGAGCGGTAATATTACCAGTAAGATGGTTTGGTTTCCAAGGAGCATTCTCACATAAGATGGCAGACAAAGCTACTCCAGATGATGGTGGTGTATTTAGGGATGGCAACTTAGGAAACAGCGAAGTAACTCCCCTAGATGACGCAGTTTATCGCAGGTTGCTTACTGTAAGAGCTATAGTTTCAAACAGAGATACAGCCGACTTCGATCTAGCTTACTACCTAATTAGTATAGTATTAGGTAGAGTACCTTCTACCTTAGAAATAAGAGATGAGGAGTCAGATGTAACACCAGCAATACCTAACAAAACTGTAAATTTAGTGTTGTCTGCATCTGATACTACAGATAGAGACTTACAGCTTATTTTTTACATATCTAAATATTTTGTACCAACTGGTATAACTTTCACAATAACACAGGAATAAATTATGACAACTCCTACAGGACTAGAATTAGTTTGGGCTGTATCTGGCGGATATTCAGACCCAGGAGACTCAAAGTATCAGCTAGGTTGGGTAGCGGAAATACCAACCTTCCAGAACTTTAACTGGGTACTACAGAATCTAGATAAGGCTAAGTTGGCTTATGCAGAGAAGGATGTATACCCTTGGCAAGATAAAATTAACTACAAAGAAGGTGCAAAAGTAGTTAGAGGGGAGGTAGTATACACATGTAGAAATGAACATAATGATAGTGTAGGTACTCAACCACAAGACCCAGCCCTAGATAATACTGGCTCGTACTGGGTAAATGGCACTGTATTTAGCAAGGTACCTTATTCTTTTAATGACTTAAACTATAAAGATGGTGTGTACATTAAAAAGGTAAACACCAAAACTGATACAGCTACCGCCAACTGGGAAGGTAACGAACTAACTCTATACAACAACTACTCAGTGATTGCACTAAACACTACTAACACACTAGAGAAGAATTGGGTGTTCGGTAATGTAAAAGGTAAGGTAGTAGTAGTTGATGTTGGTGATAAGAAACGAGCAGACCCGTCTATTGAACTAAAGCCTAGTCCAACTAATACTGCTTACCATGTTTATCATGAAGGTAACAGACCTGCTCAGAGTGATATTGATGGAACTATTCCAGAGAACCCACAGGACAGTCAAGTGTATGGTCGTAAGGACCAGACATGGGTTCCTGTATCATCTTCTCATGTCGGTGAAGCACCACCACCGCCAGTAAATGGCTTAGGTACTGTCTGGTACAACCTTAGTGATGGCACTCTTTACATGGATATTAATGATGGAGACAGTTCACAATGGGTTCCAGCTAGTCCTCCAAATGCACCTAACACTTACAACCCGCCAGCTGTGCCAGATGGGTTTCTTAGTGTTGCAACAAGCCCAATAAACATTAGTGACCAAAAAATGAGAGGGTACCAAGTCTGGTCATCTACACAAAATAGACCGCTCTGGGCTGCTGGTCCTTTACCTACAGACCCTTGGGTTTCCAGTCTTGGATATACAGTAGTACAGCCAATCTAATTATAGGAGCCTAACATGGCTATAAATTTTCCAAATTCTCCAATAAATGGCAACACATACTCTTACGGAGGAACAATATACACATTCACAAAAAATGGGACAGATGTAGGCTACTGGAAAGTACAACTTCCTAATAACTCTGGAATAGCTTCTGTGCAAGAGATCAATGATGGTACAGAACCTGTCAAGTACGTTACACCAGAAAACCTAGAGGACTCTAAGTACAACCAAGGTAATATAAATACTTGGACAGTAGTGGTTTCAAACAGAGCTAGGGTAATAGGAACTACAGGAAGAACTTACTTGTGGTGTCCCGATAACCTAAACCGAGGAAATGGGGCAACTCAGCATGAATACGGCATAGGTCGATCTGATGAGGAAGATCAACTATGCCCTATAATTGCAGGTGTAGGTAGTAGGATAACTGAAATATACATAAATGCAGCAGCAGCAACTGTTAAGAATTGGGACTCGCCTGTTGGACCAACACCTACTATTAAACTAGAACTACACAAGATTAGTAATGGTTCTACTACATGGGCAGCTACCATAGATGTTCAGATAGTAACTACTATAAACTGGATTACCTCTGGTAACAACTTGTCTCAAGATGATGACCAAGGTACACCAGTTGGGTTCACTAGAGCACTGGCCTCTGGACTTAGTATTTCCTTAGATGATGGAGCAGCTTATGGTTTTAAGTTTGTTGCTGATGATGGGCTAAGTAAGATAAATGGTTTAGGTAACTACTCAATCAGGATTACAGGAGATACACAATGATTACTTATATAAGAAATGATAGTGGAAGTTTAATGCTTATAGGGGAGGGGGCGCTAGAGGCTGGAGTGCTTACCTCTGTAGCTGGTGTACCAGAGATTTTCACTAACTATGGAAGGGATATGTATTTTTATTATAATGGACAACAAGTGTCTTTTTATAAGGAAAACAAGTTACCCATCCTAGTATTTGATGAAGATTTCTGGCAAGACCTACTTGAAGTAGTGGCTACCTTGGGACAAGTTAGGGCAACAGATGAAGTTAACTCTGTATACGATACTATAGTGCACCCAACTGACCCCCAAGCTTTGATATTGCAAAGTGGTAATAAACCTCTGGAAGCTTACCCAGCATCGTTACTCTTTAAAACCAGTGACCATAACAATAAAGTAGATTCAAACAGTAATACTAGTTTGTTCTTTAATGGACACCCTATAAATGGTGGATTACCTCCTATAGGGTTAAGGCAAGAGGATGGTACAGCCCTAGTAACTGGTGATCTTAGTGCTTCCTATGAAACTTTCCTAGCAATACTAGCGACAGGCCCTGGTGGTATCCACTACAGAGTGCAGAGTAAGGGTGTTGCTGGAGGAGGAGGTACAGCCCCAGAAACTCAAGAAGACTGGTCAGTTACTGTTAGTAATAGGGCTAACGTAATAGGCCATACGGGTAGAACTTATAAGTGGAGTGCAAATAATTCAAATTCAATACTTGGGTCTACTTCTGACTTGCAAGGTATTCGCAATGGCCAACTGTGCCCACTCAAAACAGGAAAAGGGCAAGTACTAAATCATATAAATATTCTGGCAGCAGCAGCAGCGGTAGATGGAGGAAATAAGGCTGATCAGCTATATATTTCTATAAGCCTGTATAAGTTGACTAGTTCGAATTGGTCTAAGATGTATGATTTTTCTGTTCCAGTCATACATTGGGGCAGAGTAGGTACATATAATAACCTAGGAGGAGAAACTAATGCCCCTGTGTTAGCTGAGTTGGACCTGCGGAATTACGTAAATCCACACACTCTTGAGGATAATATCTTGTATGGTATCCACTTCAACAATAGTGGCGGTACTAGCCACTTAAATGCACTAGGTAGATTCTCTATAACAATATCAGGAGAGCAAACTTGATTAAATTCGTAGGACAAACAACAGGAAGTAGTATATCTCTGGGCTCAGCTACACTGCCCACTGGTGTACCAGTAGTATTGGGGAGTCTAGCAGGTATGTTCTATAATCATGCAGCTGACTTGTACGTGAACCTAACAAAGAATAACATACAACTATACGACGAAAATGTGTCAGTAATCACAGATAGATCAAGTAGTTTCTATCAAGAGTTGACAGAGGCAATTTCAGCAGGCAGGCCTATCAAACCTAAGCTATCAGAAGCCCATCAAATAGCTATGAACTACTTGGAAGAGACTGACTGGTATGTAGAGAGATTAAATGACCCAAGTTCAGGTAAGGAAATTCCAGAAGTGATATTACTTATGAGAGCAGAGGCAAGAATAGTCCTAAGTAGTTAGGGAGCTTGTGTGAGCTTTTCAAGCACTTTATCAGTTAGCGGTATGATTGCTTAACTATTACGATAAAGTGCTTTATAAAGCTTATTTTAGTACCTTTTGGGCTGTTTTGTTGGCGCGATTAGTTGCTGAACCTGTACTATCTAGCCCTATATAAACACTAATAATGCCTTAAATCACCTCTAAGCGGCTTTAAATATAACCGATATAATGGCATAGATTTAGTTTAAATACCTCCATACAGCACTTTTAAGGGGTAGAATAGCACCTTATTAGTAACTATTATGCTATATGTATTACGGGTATACCTAGATTAATGAACTCTAACTTGCTACTAGCTAGCACCTATGTTAGCTCATTATGGGGAAGAACTTATAAAATATATAGAGAGGCTAGGTAGTTACGATTCAGATGTTAGAAGGTATAGGAAGTTGTTTGCAGTATTACGGGCTTAGTAGATGATTGGTTAGTACAAGCTAGAGAGGCTAGGCAGAGTAGGTAGAATTATAAAATATAAAAATATAATATATAGAGTGTAGATCTGCTTGCCTTGCTTAGGGAGTCAGTGTGTAAAGGAGTCTCTATGGCTTGTTTACTATTTGCGTGCATTTGTGTGTGAATATATACTGTAACTTAACTTTAATTAATGAGAGAATAACTATGTCAAATACTAACTTAATCAACATGATCAACCGTGCAAAAGTAAACAACATTGAAGCTATCAATGTTACTGACAACGCAACATCAATCGAGGTGTTAACAATGAACACTGAAACAACTGATCAAGTAACTGACTTGACAGACCAAGATGTGGAAGACATCATGGGCTTCGAAGATCAAGAAGTGTTGGATGAATCAGTAAGCACTGACTTGTCAAACGAATTGAAGTTAGCTGACATGATAAACGTAAACAGCTTAAGCTCCACAATAACGGCAAGCTTGTTTCATGAATTGGGTTGTCCAATGCAAAGCGTGCTTGCAGGTTGTGCAATTGTTGATGCAATTGAGCTTTCGGACAATCTAGGAATGCCAGAAGCGTTCTTTGAAATAATAGGAAGCGTCATATCAACAGCCAAGTTGGAGTCGACTGTATCAGGAGATGGTAGTATCACCAAGACTCCTCACACTCCAGTAATGGACATGGACAAGCTAGAGAAGGCTATGATTAAGATAGGCCTGATGAATGATGATATGACAATAGGAGCTAAGCTAGTAGAGATGCTAGAGCAACGTACTGAGGCTTATGCACCACACAAGGCTGGCACTGATTGGACACGTAGGTTTCCACTATATGCTAAAGAAAAAGGCCAAGCAAGTCCACTGTTCATTGAGGCTACCGAGGCTCAAGAGTCTAGTGAGTTTATGCGAGACGAACGTATGCTTGGTTATGCCAACAGAGTACAAACAATACTAGGAATGGACAACGATGACGAAGGCTATGTACTTGCAGGAACAAATGCCTTAGAAGCAGGTCAGGCTTACTGTTCAGAGTTCAAGGGCGACTCAAGACTACGTTCTTACCAAGCAGCTTGTCATGGTCCAAATGGTCAAGCAAGTGATCGTTCACGTGCATTGATGGACTTGGCTGGAGTACCTCAAGACTATGATGTTAACGAGGTTAAGAAAGTAATTAAAGCAGAAGTGATGGACATGGTAAATGTGCCTGCCAACATGGTAGGTAAGTTGATGGTTAAGGCTTTGAATAACCCTGTTGACTTCATAATAGGTGAGTTAGCTAAGAAGAAGAAAGATCGTGATGCTGCTAAGCCTTGGTCATTCGTTAAGGCTGCCTTCATCTGGAACGACTTGAATCAAGGTAAAAGACCTTACATTGGAATGGCTGTTGGTCTTGATGCTAAATGTTCAGGTCCTCAGTTAGGTGCTTTACAAGCTGGAGATCAAGAGATAGCAGCCGCGTGTGGCTTCACAATGGTAGAGATGGAAGATGCTTACCATAGAGCTATCAAAGAGCTGGTTAAGGTTGGGTTTAACTTCACTATGAAGAACCGTAACGACATTAAGAAGCCGTTCATGGGCGTCTTCTACGGTCAAGGTTGGGCTGCATTCACTAACATAAAAGATATGAAAGAAGATGAGTTAGATGTGATAGTAGATACTTTATATCCAGACGGAGTAGCTAATGACGACGTTGCAAAAAGATTCCATAAAGCGATCACTAAGTCGTTTGGTCAGAAGATGGTTGCAGTAAGAAGCAGATTCAAGGAGTTTGCTGGTAAGGTTGAAGGTCGTATCTCTCACCTAATGCCAGATGGTGCAAAGGTAGTTATGAACTATAAAGTGAAGGTTAACATCCTGAACGAAGCTGTAGAGTATGATACAGTGTGTCCAGATGTGACAGTAACAACTGAGAACAATACCTACAAGTTCATCCAAATGGGTTTGAAGACTCGTGAGGTACACACTGGTGACTTCGTACGTAATGGCTTTGTTAACATGATACAAGCTACTGATGCCTTGATAGCTAGGTTGATCATTGTACACCTAAAGCGTCTTGGAGCTCAGCACATCATAGCAGTGCATGACTGTTTCCGAGTGAATGTGACAGAGATGCACCTATTAGAGAATGCTATCAAGTTAGCTTACATGGACTTGTTTGGTTCTCGTACTAATATTAAGACTAAGGATTTGCCAATGGGCACTGATGTCTTAGCATTATACTTTGCTGGTGCTTGTGCTCAATTAAAGAAAGGAGAGTCAGTAACTCCTATCAAACAGTTCATGACAGTAGGACTTCTTGGTGAAGTACGTAAGATGCAAAAGATCAATGGTCAGTCATTACCTGACTTGATCAATGCCCTAGGGAAGACTTACTACTTCGCTAAGTAAGATCATGGCTGGCAACCTACTGCCAACTTAACTAAACTTAACTAATTAAAGAGAATATCACTATGAACATAATCACACCTATATCAACAGGTTCAACTAAGATTGCACCGTCAATGAATTACAAGCTACGTAAGTTGCTAGCTAAGATAGAAGCTAGTACGAAACAAGCTCACAAGACTAACAACGACATCAATGAAGCTCGTGTTGGTTTGTCTTTAACTCTATCAGCATTGGGGAAGTAATATGACTATATTAAGGTTGGTGTCAACAATGAAGAAAGTAGACGAAGTGGAAGCTCGTGAGTGTATAGCCAGTGGAATGCACTACGAACTGTATTGCTCTTTCCAAACAGAGTACAACACTACAGAAACTTTCACATCAGTGCCAGTGACTTATGAGCGTTGGGTTGAGTTATCCAAAGACATGGGTGTTGTTAACCACAAACACAAACTTACTGCTGCTAAGGTAGCTGAGATCAACTGGAAGGTGATAGTATGAATGTAATTAAAGCTGTTACGTACAATGTGTTCATGGCTTCGGTTGTGGTTGGGTTAATCTGCTTACCGGTGTTTGTTATGATATAGGTATAAGGCTGGCAACCTACTGCTGACAGTAATGGCCATGATCAACTAGGGAGCATCACAATAGGAAAGCGTCAGATGCCATTACCCTTTAGCGTCCCGTTTCTCATTAAACCCTCCAATGCCGTTTACGAAAAGACTGGCTCCTTCGTCGCAGTTCAAAAGAGGATGCCGTTAACGCTCATAGTAGGAAAAGATGGCTCCTTCGTCGCAGTTCAAAAGATTAAGGGCGAGTTGTCCGTACATTCTAGGTAGGCTAGTCCTATTCTGGGTGGAGTATATTCTAGGTAGAGTAGTCACAGAGATGTGGTTAATGCTATCAAGAATATAGACCTATTCTAGGTAGCGTAGTCACAGAGATGTGATTAATGCTATCAAGAATATGGACCTATTCTAGGTAGAGTAGTCACAGAGATGTGATTAATGCTATCAGGAATATTCTAGGTAGAGTAGTCACAGAGATGTGGTTAATGCTATCAAGAATATAGACCTATTCTAGGTAGGGTAGTATGAAGAGCTTGCATGATCATGTGTTGATTCACAGTTGACATCT